GAATTCCTCATTGATACCAGCGGCAACAGACGGTTCTGGGTTGTACCGGTGACAGAGATAGACTGGCGCCATGGTTTGAACATGCAGCAGGTGTGGGCTGAGATCAAGGAGACGATGTATGCCAAGGGAGATCGTAACTGGTTCCTTACCAGTGAAGAGCGGGTGATGCTGCAGGATAGCAATGAGTTCTTTAGAACCCAGAGCGCGGTTGAGGACCTGCTGTTACAATACATTAAGTTTGATAGCGCAGACAAGAAGCCGGTCCAGATGACGCACCTACTCAGAGACATGGGGATCAATAATCCCAGGATGGCGGACTTCAAGGATGCAGCACGGGTGCTCGCTGATCGCGGTGTTGAACCAAGATATAGTAATGGTAAGAAGATATATGACCTGGATTATGACGCGGTAGTGACCGCAGATGACTCCTTTCCGCCGGCCCCAAAGTGGGATAACTGACAGGTAGAGGTAGGGTGGGAAGGTAGGCATTTGACTGATATCGTGTCGATGTATAAAGTTGGTATAAGTGGACACGATAATGTATGAAAGTTTGCACATTGAAGGTAGCTATACACTGTACACTGTCAAGGCATGAGTTAAGGCATTGATATGTAGAGTCTTTTTATATAGGTAGGGTAGGGTATAGTCTTTTAGGTAAGGTAGTTTTATATAAGTATAAAGTAGAGTTATTTATAGTTTATATAGTGTTATATAGCCTTACTGTGAGACACCTACTATACCCTACACTGTACACTGGAGAATGATATGGACGAGTTTATTTATGATGAGGAACAAGCCTACCTGGATAATTACAGACGGTGGCGAGCAATGAATACTGAGGAAAGACGAGCGTATGGTGAGCGACCATTGATAGAGAGTGAGGCCGAACGGATGTTCGCAAAAATGGTGGGGGATCTATGGCTGAAGAAGAAAAGAAAGTAGGCAGACCCAGGAAAGAAAAGCCCAAGCTCACCAATGCGCCCATTCAATTCGTCGCAGACGAGGAGCTGGGCATAACAGATATGCAAGCAGGGTTCGTCTGGCACTATACCGAAGGCGCATGCGGACAGACTGAGGCAGCTCGAAGAGCAGGCTTTAGCTTCCCATCCAATGCTGCATCGAAGATGTTGAACGGTAGGGATCATCCGAAGGTGACAAAGGCAATACGGATTGCCCAGGAAGAGCTGCGAGAGAAGTATGCCATCACGCCAGAGAAGACCGGTGCAATGCTATGGAACATAGCCGAGACTTCATTCGAGCAGGGTGCATACAATGCTGCAGTGAGTGCAGTGAAGGAGCTCAACAGCCTAGCTGGACTGTCAATACAACGCAGCCAGAACCTTAACATCAATGCCAACCTGGATAAGATGACCAAGGAGGATATCAAGGAGCGCCTGAACGACTTATTAGGCATAAAAAATACCCTCGATGACAAAGATTTATAGCGCGTAGCGCAAAGCAAACGGTGGGCGTAGGATGGTTGTATATAACCAAGAAAGGGGCGGCGCCCGCCCAGGGCCCAGGATTATCAAAAAAAAGCATAAAAAAGGGAATTCCCATAAGTATCAGTGATGTAGGAGGGAAATCCCCAGGGTTTGACTAGGCCATTGTGAGATCCCTGTGAGCACGGGGGTCACAAACGGGGTAGATCGGGCCTGATTTGCTGGGATATGGGCTGCCAGGGCAGCATTTTATTGGACCCCTATGGACCTGGGAATTAGAATCGAGATCTTTCTTTGGTTTTTTCCTGGCACCCCCTGAGACAGGTGGCGCCAGGGGGCGAGGTATATATAGGGTTTGACGCATTTAATAATCAAAATTGCGTATGCGATAAACTCTTTCCCATCCCAGGTTTCATGTGCAAAAGTTTGCACACAATATGATCCAGGGGGGTAAACTCCAGGTACGTTTGGACTGCCTGGGGGTGAAAATTTTTTTCAATTTTTTAGATAAAAGGAAATGACATGGCTGATTCACGCAATAAAGGAGCTGCCTTCGAGCGAGACTTGGTCAAGCGCCTAAATACTTTTTTTGCAGATAATGACCTGGACCTGAGCTGTAAGCGCAATTTGGACCAGTATCAGACTGCAGGCATGTGCGATATTGAGATACCTGGCCATGCTATCGAGGCCAAAGCGTACAAGAGCGGTTGGTGGTATTCGCCCGCCTGGTGGGTCCAGGTGTGTGAAGCGTGCGGTGATCGGGTTCCGGTGCTGATTTACAAGTTTAACAACAAAGCCATAAGGGTTTGCGTGCCGATCTACGCGATTAGTCCTGGTTATGAGCGCGACAATGCTCAGACTGTTGTAATGACATTGGACCAATGGTTTATACTATTAGCTAAATACTTTAAGGAGGGTAGTTATGGCGGTCAAAAAAAAATCGACGGTGAACGCTTCGGGCAACTATACTAAGCCTACAATGCGTAAGAACCTGTTCAATAAGATTAAAGCTGGAACCAAGGGTGGTAATGCGGGTCAGTGGTCTGGGCGCAAGGCTCAGATGTTGGCTAAGCAGTATAAGGACGCGGGTGGAGGCTATAAAAAATAATGGCACTTAAAAAGCCCCAAAAGTCCCTAAAAAAGTGGACTAAGCAGGAATGGACCACGAAATCCGGTAAGCCTAGCGCTGAAACCGGTGAGCGTTATTTACCCAAAAAGGCTATTAAGGCGTTATCTGCCAAGCAATATGCCGCAACCACTAAGAAAAAGCGTGCCGATACCGCCAAGGGTAAGCAGCATAGTGCTCAGCCCAAGAAGGTTGCAGCTAAGACCAGGGCGTATAGAAAGAAATAATTCATAACTTGACGGAGGTTATCGTGAAAGGTGTAAATCATTACAAGAAAAATGGAAGTGTTCACAAGGGTGGCACTCACAAGATGCCTGATGGATCGTTGCACTCTGGTAAGACCCATGGCAAGACCAGCGTGAAGCTGTTTCACTTTGGTGAGTTGACGGATAAGTCCAAGGCCGCTGCCAGGATCTCGCGGAGGAAGAAATAATGACTGATGACGGACATGTAGCGCTGAAGGCCGATGGTTTTGATGATGCGATTATTGGCTTCGGCAGCCAGTGGGGATCTTTTGACAGTGTGATTTATGATCGTGAGCGTTGCATTGCAATACTTGTTGAAAGAGACGACATGTCTTATGATGAAGCCTTAGAACTCTTTGATTTTAACGTGGCTTGTGCTGATGTTGGACCAGGCACGCCGATATTCATGCAGCCTATGACGGACCTGGATGAACTAGACGAATTACTTGGTTGATGCTATGGACGATTGGAAAGATCCTGATACCTGGAAAGGTCTGGCACTTGCGCTAGTTGCCCTGGTAATTGTCCTGTGGGCAGTCTTTTCTGGAGAAAGAGTCTCGTGAATCGTGGGGATGTTGACATATTTGGCTACAACCTGGGTGGCAGCGTCAGCGAAATGATGCGTAATCCTAAGTTGGAGCGTGATCCCTTGATGACTGAGGAGCAGGCTGCCTATTTTGCCGCGCAAATGCTTCCTGGGGCAGCGACCATTGACGCAGCTGGAAACATGCCAGGCATGCCGTCTTCTGATGCGGATCTTATTGATATCTTTGATGCCGGCAACAACCCCTCTATTTTAGAAAATATCCGTCAGGGTAGAGTCCTAGATCCTGCGCTGCAGGCGTTAGGCGTCCTGGGTGATGCGTCATACGCCATACCAGGAATTGGCATTGCCCTTGGCTCGGCCTTAAAGGCGCCAGGTGCATTAAGTAAAACGGGGAAGCTAAAGGCTTTTCATGGCTCCCCTCACAATTTTGACGCATTTTCGACGGCTAATATTGGCACTGGTGAAGGTGCCCAAGCTTATGGTCGCGGACTGTACTTCGCTGAGCGCGAGGCGACAGCTAAGGGTTACAAGCGCAGCACCAATTACGCTGATAAAAAGCGCCAGTTTCAAAAAGAGCTGCCTGATGACGCGAGTATTGAAGAAGTCGTCGAGATGGCTGAAGAAGGTGTTTTTTCACCAGAGATGTCTGAGTTAATTAAAGCCTTGGCTGACGATGACTTCTTGGGGTTCGATTACCCTTCTCAAGCTATAACTGCGGCCCTAGGAAAGAACATTGATGACTTTGACCCCTCTCCTCGACTATTGAACACTATTAACAGCGGGCACATGTATGAGGTGGCTATTGATGCCGATGCCGATGAGCTACTTGATTTTGATCTTCCTTTGCTTGAGCAAAAGAAGTTACTCAGCAAATTGGATGATGTGTACGGAGATCACGAAATTGTTCTTAAACAGTTAGGTCTTGATCTTCGAGATAATCCAAGTGGCGTTCATCTTATTGACGCTTTAGGTATGAGAAGAGGCAACCAACCAGATACTCCTCCACTGCTTAAAGATATAGGCGTTAAAGGCATCCAGTATGCAGATGCGCTGACCAGGTTCTCTCCTGGCCAGAAGACAAAGAATTACGTCATTTTTGACGAAAGATTAATTGAGATTAGCAAGAAGTATGGAATTACGATCCCTGCAGCGGCTGTTCTCTTGGAGCAAAGCTTGGTGGAAGCCCAGGATGAGCCGATAAAAATGAACATGGGTGGCAGCGTATCTGAAATGATGCGCGACCCTAAGCTAAAGCGCGAGCCGATTACAATGCCGACTGGTCCGCAAGTTGCAAATTTTGCAGCGAACTTCCCTCCTGGGGCAGCGACACTTGATGCTTTCGGTGGCATGCCTGGTATGGTAGGCCGAGACGCTGGTTATACGGATATTTTCTCCGAAAAACCTAACTTGTCGTTGGGCGAGAACATTGGCGAGGGTAATTATGGCACTGCTGTGATGCAGGGTATGGGTGTCCTGGGTGATTCTCTTTACGCGGTTCCCTTCTTAGGAGCGACCATAGGGTCTGTCTTGAAGGTGCCTCGCGCCATACAAAAAACTCTTCAGGCTGGAGAATCTTTGAGTGACGCGACCGATAGGCTGAAGATTGCTTATGAGGCAGCGCCGAACTCTGCGAAAGCTAGAAAATCATATCTTGATATGCGTTCTGCCAGGGATGCAGCTGGCGAGACGGCGACTGATGCTGTTGATGTTAGCTACCGCATGTCTCACCAGCCAACGGGCCCTGGCGGCGGAGCTCGGCTAGACGACATGACTGGTGGAGGGGAAGTATTTCCTGACGATATATATTCGTCCAAGGGTCTGCAGTATTACGGCAATGCCAGCAATCCTGCCGACAAAGAAAGCTACAAAATTATCCAGGCAATGAAGGGTAAGCCTGATAAGTCTGTAACGGTATACAGGGCGGTTCCTCCAGGCGTTAAAGACATAAACCCTGGCGATTTTGTTACCTTGAGCAAGAAGTATGCGGAAGATCATGCTTTTAGCGGTTATGGAAGTCGTGGCGAAGACGCTGGTGACGTTATCTCAATGAAGGTTCGAGCCCGTGACGTTTACTCTCCAGGCGACGATCTTAACGAGTTTGGCTATTTCCCAGACGCCCCTGCTGCTCCGACTACTGGCGGCATTGATTCACTGTCTCAAGATATTGTGCGCGTAGGTGATGGCGTCGAGAGCATTGATGCTGCCAGGATAGTCAGCTCAAAGGCTGGGTTGTCTAAGAAACAAACAATTACTGCCTTAGAAAACCAATTTATATCTGAGCACCCAAAGGTTGGAGAAATTACGCTCATAAGCGGTAAACCAGGAACGGTCACAGAGAAACTTATTAGGTCTAGGGCCAAGAAGTACGTTAAGACTATGGAGTCTGTTCCAGCGGTATACCGCCGTGAAGCTTATAGGCTAGACACAAATTTGCAACGCATAGGGACTGAGGGTCGCAACATTCTGCACCCTGAGTTTTTAATAGGCAAGACAGGTGTGCCAACGGTTGGTGATAGGACTCAAACTATTATGGGCCCCGATAAAGCAGGCCGAGGAATAATGTCAATTCGTGGCGTGCCATTGCGAGAAGAATTATTACCTCACGGTGGGTTTGGATTCTCTGCAGACAATATCGATGACGGCAAAGGCTGGGCGTCAATGTTTTCTTTGGCAGACAAGAAGCAAGGTAATTATCGTTATGCCGCAGAACAAGCTGACTCAGATGACATTATTGCTATTTACAGTGCGATGGGCAAGGACGCTATGATGTTTAGCACCGACACACTCATGGCTATGATGGATCAACTGCCAGCGATTCGTGTTGCAAAAAAAGATATTAAAGAATTTGATGACGCGATTCGCAAAGGAACTCGGACAGTCAACAAAAAAACTGGAAAAGTGACGGACACTAGCAGGCCAGAATGGCTTGGTCTTGAGCACCCTGATGTTTACGACCAATTGCTTGGCAAAGGAGAATTTGCACGGGGAGGCTCAGGAGCCTTGAGAATTGACATTTTGCAAAAGATGAGACAACCAAAATTCCAAGACCGTGGATTCCCTATTTTTGATGACGCCGTAGATAGTATTATTGCGCCAGAGCTTGCTAATTATGGAAGTATTGGCGAAAGTGGCTTATCTATGTTTAAAGCAGATGTTTCCGAGGGCGCTAAAGTTTTTCCTGAGTTAAACCACCCTAGTTACGATACGGCAATACCTGGACAATATGTCGGTGGTTTAGAAGCCTCGCTTCCGCCTGAGATTATGTATCCAGATATGTTTAAATTTCTTTCTCAAAAGCTTGATAAAAATAACGTCCCATTAAGTCGCGGATCTCAAACAGGCTCGCTAACAATGGACCCCAAGCTCTATGAGACATACACGCCTGAGAAAGTTGAGAAGATTATTGAGTATATGAACAAAAACCTCGGCACCAACTATGCAGAAGGTGGCGAGGTCAACGCTGACTTGATTGATATCTTCGACGTTTAAGCAACCCTGCTGCGCTGGCCTTTTGCGTCAATATGGTAGATCCCGTGGGGCTTCTTTTCCCTGGCCAAGATCTTAGCTCGCCTGGCGATAACCTCATCGTAACTTGCTTCGCCACATTTTCTTGTAACAACGTACCCGCTGCCACTTTCTGCCTGGAAGAACTCTTCCAGCTCATATCTATCTGCACTCATGCTTTCTCTCCTTTAGCTTGCTCGCAATGTGGGCAAACCATCTTGTTAGTTTTTTTCTCCTCAACCAGGCGCATATCGTGCGCGTCACAGAATCGAGGATCGCTTGGCTTGTTGAAGATGCGGTCAAAATTGTCGCTAAAGCTCTTCATATTGGTCGGGCGCTGGGTATGTCCTTTGCTCATCTTTTTGGTCTCTCCAGATCTTAACTATGTGTTTGGCTTCAGGTCCAGCGGAGTGATGCACGTTTAGTGCTCGCTTGTAGACCTTCATCTTTTGCTTTTCAGTCATCTCGTGTTCCACATGGAACAAATGGGCCTGGTCCAGCGTGTCAAAATACTTATCCATCACGCAGCTCCTTTAGAATCGCCCGCAGCAGCTCAACAATCTCTGCCTGGTTAGCTAGGACGACTTCAGCGTCCTCCTTGTCTAGCTCGATAATAATTTTACTCATCCTTTCCCTCGTCGTACTTGCTTTTGTTTTCGGAGCTTATTATAAGCTCACTTTCGTGCAGAATTAGGGCGCCAAGGCCCCCTATTGCGGTGATAAAAAATAACAACATAATGTCTGTCATGCTACTTCTCCTATTTTTAACGAATCAATAAAGACATATTACACGCTATCGTGTCGTTGTACAACTATTTGCGTAAGTTAATTTATTTATAGTTATGTTTGCACAACGACACGATGAGCTGTATAGTATCACCTTACTAATTAGGGAGGTGTTTATGCCTGTATCGGAAGAGGCTAGGGTTAAGAAGGTTTATGCGAATCGCGTGCGCCGCATATGTAAGGCGCACAATATTGAGATTGTTTATGACGGCGTGCCAAAGAATTACGCTGCAGTAGAGCTGGTCAAGAATGGCCAGGTAATGTTTGCTGACCGAGCCCCAGACCGGCGGCCTTTAAATATTGATTGGCAGCGACTGTTTGCTGAAGTTACCGATTACGGATACAAGTGTAGGGAGAGAAAGATCATATGATTAGTCCATTAAAACAAATTAACAATATCTATGGCTATGTCAGGGTATCCACCAAAGAGCAGGTCCGCTCTGGTGTATCTTTAGAGGTGCAGCAGCAGCAGATTACTGATTTTGTGAAAGAGAAGTATAACCGGAAGGTTTCAGGCTTCTTGATAGATGATGGAGTATCGGGCACCAGGCCAATTCTTGATCGACCAGGCAGCAAGGAGCTGACAGACATAATTGACCGTCACGATGTAATAGTCTGCACTCGATTAGACAGATTGTCCAGATCCAGCGCTGATTTACTGTCAATTATCCCTGTTCTGCAGGATATCGGCATTACATTGTTCTTTTGTGAGCAGTTTGGTGAGGTTCCGATTGTGTATCCTAAGCCAGAAGGCGCCAAGGGGCTGCGATCTAAGTTTGATATGAATGAGATGGCTAACCAGATCATGTTGATGGTCCTATCTGCAGTTGCTGAGATTGAGCACTCAACGATTAAGGACCGATTCGGCGATGGCAAGGTAGACTGGGCTTCTCGCGGTTATTTCATTGGTGGCAGCGCTCCATACGGGTACAAAAAGGTCCAGGAGAAGCATGGCAATAAGACCAGGACTCGCCTGGAGGAGATCCCTGAAGAGCAGGATGTGCTGCTGACTATATACAAACTGCGGGACCGAGGGCTGGGCCCCAGGAAGATTGCTAAGCAGGTCGCCTCGCTTCACACTTGCGCTGAAGATATAAGTTACTCTAAAGTACGCCGTATCCTGGATAGAAAATTCCAAGGTATCGGCGAAGCAGCATAGGTGTATAATGGGGCTTCATTTGGAGATCGTTATGAGCGCACTAGAAAATGTGGAATATGCTCTGACCAAGATTGACGGTATGCTTGAACAAGATTATATGACAACACCTGTTCGTCAGATCTTGACTGAGTGTAAAGAACATCTTGAAGAGGCGAAAGTAGAGCTCGGCGGGTAATGGCTAACATTAACGGCTGGGGTCGAGGCACCTGGGGCGAAGGCGCCTGGGGTACTGCGCTGCCCGTAACTTTATCGTCCCTGGCTATCACTTCGGCAGTTGGCAGCTTAACTGTTAATGCTGAAGCAAATATTACTACCCCCTCCCTGGCGATTACGTCCGGTATTGGCGCTACCCAGGTAGTAGCTGGTGCCGTTGTCCAGGTGACTGGGCTAT